TGTAAATTTAACGCCATAAATAGTCGTTTCTTCAATCATCCCTTCACGGAAAACGACGACAGCAGGATAAATATCCATGTTAGATTTTAATCGCTCGACGTAATTAATTACGCTTTGCGTCGTTCCCGCATAAAAATTTACCTTGTATCCGAGTTTTTCGGATACGATCGCCGTCGCTTCTTCGATTATGTCTATTGCAGTTGTCATATATTCAAATGATTTATTTTAACAAAAATATCAGTAGCTGGATATTCGTCGCCAATAATAGCCGAATAGATTACTTTTGTGCGTTCAACCATGTAATTCCATATTCTTTTTTGTAGTTCTATAGAATTATTCCTTATCCCATTTTCCACGTTCATTTGCACTCCTCCAATTCCTGTATTTTTTGTCGCTTGCTGACGTGAATAATGAAACGCTAAATAATACGCTATCGGTGTACGAAAGTAATTTAATAACTTTTCTTGCTCTTCCGTTAAAGTTTCTCTTGTTGTAGACAAATCAATAACGGATTGCGCAAGGTCTTCATCGCCATAGAAATCAATTAAATATTGATATTCATAAACCTCCGCTAAATCGACTAATGATTTATAAACACTATCAATTAGCGGCTCGCTTACATTTGCCACTTGCCTTAAATTAGGAATTGAGGCGTCGTTTTTAAAGTCTTCTATTCGAGGTATCATGATTTTAACTTATTGAAGTGAATGTCGCTTCTATTGTAATTGATTCCGTGACTGATTCTACATAATAAATGCCTTCTACAATGAAAGGCATTATGTTTACATCGTTAGCTGTCGCCGTCGCAAGTTCATATCCTTCGTCTGGGGTAAATATAAATCCTATATCTTCTCCGTCTGCAATATGTGTACAATCTGGGTTTGCCGTTACCGTCCCATTTTCAGGTGTCGGAAGCGTAATCGTCCAGTGCATCTTGACTTCTTTCCCTGTGGTATAAGATTTTACTCCAACAATCGAAATCCATGCCCTTACATAATAAGTATTGCCCGCTGTTAATCCTGTTATCTCCTTTGCAAAATTTAATCCGGTAAAGTCGTCCGTTACAATTGCTACATTTGTAGGTGGTGTAAATTCTGCATCTGATGCATATTCAAAACCTACACTATCGCCAGTATCAAGCGCTTTTGTGATTGAACAATTCAAGGTTAAGGAAGTATCTGCAAGGTCTGTAATTGATATTGCGCCTAAGGCTATGTTTGCGGGGGTCGTAAAATACCAATATCGTATTGTATATTTATTCGTGCCGCCCACTGTCGTATATCCTTTAACGTAATATTTTTTATTTCCTTTCAAATCCTCCAAAGAAACAGTAAAAACGCCGCCACTTCTACTTCCTACATGGTCAACGGCGTTTGTGAAATTAACATTATCTGCTATGCTTATTCCTGCGGCGGAGTAATCGGCTGCCTTCCCAGTAACCGTTAATTCAATGTCAATACTCGAATATGTAAGGTTCTGATATTGCATTAATGAAACATACGGGGTAAAAGGATAATCGCCTTTAAAATCAAAATTTATTCCGCTCATGGTATTAATTTTTAATGGTTATTCCGTTGTTTTTTCTTCCATCTGAACTGCGTCGAGTGCTTCATTCAAAGGAGAAACAATAGATACATCAAGCGTTTTTCCGCTATCAATGAATGTAACTAAAGTGTCTAAATCTGCATAAATGAATGCTTGCGGGACTTCACATGCAAATATCAACTCCTCTTGAATTATCAATTCAATGAAATTCTTACGTTTGCTCTCCCTGTCTTCAGCAAATTCAATATTTGCTTTTAATCCGTCGAATATTTTACATCCTCTAATCCAATCTCCAATTAAAACTTTCCCTGTCGGAATTGCCGTAGATTCTAATATAAATACGTCGTTAATTCGACCATTTGTAACATAATCTGAATATAAATTACGACCTACCTTGTCTTTAATCCCTCTCAATTTATCATGCTCTAAAGGATTGATAATGCAAAGATTTGGTCTAAATTGCCCGAATGTTTGAAATGCAATTATAGATTCAATAGCATCCAATTTATTAGCAAAATCTTTGCTTTCTGCGAAATCATACATAAATTTGAAAGTTGCATTTGCAAAATCAGTTGCAAATGTAGATGTAGCTTGAAATGCAATCCCAATTGTGTTATCGTTTACCTTTTCAACTGAAAATGTTTGGTTATAAGTAGTTGCATTTACTACGTTTGCAATAACAACTTTCATCCCTGTTTGAATGTTAGGAATAGCGGTATCAAAAACAAAATATGTTTTTGTTGGAGTGTCTGCATTGTCATAAGAAGCAAATGTGGCTACTGTAAAATCGGAGCTATCTAATTCATACAAATATCCCGTCATTTCTGATTCAGTAGAGGCGTATTTAACAATCCCCTTAACGTTGTTTCCGTTTCCGTCTCCAAAAATCAACTGAAAATTTTCTGCAATAATCAAAGCATCATTTACAAATGAGATAATGTATTGCCGTAATGCGCTTAAGCAACGCAATAATCTTTTGCTTATTCTTAAATAAGTTCCTATTCTTTTAATTTCCACTATCTTTTCATTCAACTTAAATGCTGATTCGGATAGTTCTCCATTTTCAGTTGAAACAGCAGCATTACGGTTAATATCTGTTACTTCCAAATATGAATAAGCCGCCATATCCGGAGCATCAATCGAGGGGGTAAAATTTCTCACGGCATCTGCTGGAGATTGTGATTGAGGATACAATCCCGGAGCTACGCCTGTATAAGAATGTCCATCTCCTGTGAAATCCGTAAAGTTTATTTGCTTTAAGGCATCGGTCTCAAACACTCCGGTAGAGCGTGATTTTCCTGCGGCAAACTCTTTAAATTTTTCGGTATCAAAAATTTTGTCCAACTCTTTTGAAAGGCTGTTTTCGATTGCTTTAGAGTTAGAGACTGTCTTCCTTTCTTCTCCCAACTTGGCTATTAACTCTGTGTGTTCTTTAGCTTCTTCCTGTGCGGCTTTTAATGCTTCCTTTAATTCGGTTAGTTCTTTTTGCAATAAAACAACTTGTTCCTTGCTTTCCTTTGTTTCTTCTTTTACTTTATCGGAAATTAAAGCCTTTAATTCATTAGCCTTATTTTCCATTTCTTTTAATTCTTCTTGTGTCATTGTTTTTGAATTTTTAAATTTATACTTATTTTAATGCCTTAATCATTGCGTCATAAAGAGTGTTAAGAATCAACGGCTCTTTAATCGTTTGAGTGCTTTCATGCGGCTCGTCGTCAACTTTAAGGTTTTTTATTTCTTCTATTTCAAGGGTCGGAGTAATCGGATTACTGCCTAATAAAACCGCCGACCCTTCTATTAATTTGGCTTCTGTAACGGCATAGAAAACGCCGTCTTGTATTTGTTCTTTGTTTGCTACATGCGAAATGTATTTATCATAATTGTCTTTGTATTCCTTCGCCCATGTTTCTTCTGAATTTATACAAAGATAGATGTTTACATATTGCATTCCCACTGAATGCTGGTCAACATTTCCTCTTTTATACATGTCAAACATGTAAGCGTTATCATTGATGGATATATTTGCATCAAAAACAAGAGCTTGCGTTTCGCCTTCATATTTATATCCCAACTCTTTCCAAGTTATTGTTTCGGTTGTGGCTTTCACATCTCTGCTAATAACGTGGTCAAATTTCATTAAATGTTCTTGTAAAAGATATATTTTCCTTTTTTCTTGTAGCGTTTTTTTCCAAAGCCCTTTAATGTGAACATCTTGATGCGAATCGTATAAATTTGTGGTATTAATAATAGCTTTTACTTTTATCTTTGTAGCATCGGTCGTCGATACAATTGATTTTTCTTGCTTAAATTCGTCTCCTACAAACATAAAAGGGTCGGCTTGCTTAATTGTAGCCTTTTTCTCGCTTATGACGAGGTCGATATTGTTTATAAGATGTTCGTGATATTCCGTTATTGATTTAAAATTTTTCATTTCTGTATAGTATTATTTTTTTCAAGCTCCTTCAATTTCTTACGAAGCATAATTTTAACTGTTTCGCTTTTAGTATTCTTTATTGCTGCCTTTATATTTTTAATTGTCGTTTCCATCTTATGATAAGGTTATTGTTTTGCTGCTTTTAAGACTCATAATAATCGCCCTTTCGCTTTCGCTCATTTCTAATAATGTTTTATCGTATATAGGATTGTCGATTGCTTCCATATTTAACTTTGCCCTCCAATCATTTAAAGTAATTAAACCGCTGTCAAATTCAATCTTGCATCTCTCTGTAATA